GCCCTGTGGACAACTCGGGCATTGCCAGCTATAACGACGCCAGCAACTCTCATGGCGTGTCCTTCGGCTTCTGCGTTTAATCCAAAATCCCGTATCATCCCGCCCCGGAAGGGGCGGAGAGAAAGGAGCAGATATGCAATACCCAAGGGTTATTACGCTGATAGACGGAAAGAACGAAACCTTGTTCTCTGTTGATGATCTCGAATACCTGATTGACCGGTATATGGGGTTTGACGCTCTAAAGTATTTCAGAGCCTTGCGGGAAGAACAGGCCGAACGGGAGAGCAACTTGGGAAGGATGATTTCTGATCTGAAATCCAAGGTTCATGATATGAAGATATATCTTGCGGAAATGGAGAGTGATTTCCATGACCAATGATAACCGCAAGGTAGGCACTTCCTTCGAGCAGACGCTATGCCGTAGGCTTTCGGATTTTGGCTTCTGGGCGCATAACCTCGCTCAGAACAAACAGGGTCAGCCTTTCGATGTGATTGCCGCTCGACACGGCTACACCTACCCCATTGACTGTAAGGTATGCGAGAAAGACATTTTCCGTCTTGATCGGATTGAAGAAAATCAGTATTCCGCTATGAGGTTGTGGAGGCAGACCGGGAACGGTGAAGGGTGGTTCGCTCTTCTCCTGACAAACGGGGAAATCCGGTTCCTATCTCTGGCAGACATGGAGAGCTTCATGCTGACTCGAAAATGTATCTATCTACCGGATATTCGTCAGTATGGACTTCCTCTGGAAGTGTGGGTGTTGAAATGCGGATGGTAGTATCAAACCGGCTTCGCATTGAAGACCCTTCCCTGGAACTGATTGCGTGGTGTAAGAAAAATCTGGTACTGGCAAACCCGGACTACACCAAAAAGGCCAGAATGAACCTTTGGCTCGGGAACACTCCCCAGAAGTTGTATCTGATGGAGTGGGACGGAAACACACTGGTTCTCCCTTATGGGTGCTTCAATGATGTTCTCAGGCTATCCCCGTTCATTGATGTGTCCATGGAATTTGCCAAGCAGGAACCGGTAGATTACCAGTGTGTTGTTCCCCTCTATGAGTATCAGGAACAGGCGAAAGCCGCTCTGGTGGAGAGTGGGAAAGGAATTTTGCAGAGTGCAGCTGGCTCAGGGAAAACCCAGATTGGAATTGCCTTGGCTTGTGAGATAGGCGAAAAAACGCTGTGGCTGACCCATACAAGGGACTTGCTTCTGCAAAGCAAAAACCGGGCTGAGATGTATATGAACCCTGACTTGACCGGTACAATCACCGAGGGAAGGGTTCACATTGGCAGAGGTATCACCTTTGCTACGGTTCAGACCATGTGCAATCTCGACCTTGATCGGTATAAGAACACTTGGGGTTGTGTCATCGTGGACGAGTGCCATCGGGTAGCCGGTACACCTACCGCAGTCACGCAATTCTCCAAGGTGCTGAATGCTCTGGCCGCACGGCATAAATATGGCCTCTCTGCAACGGTTCACCGGGCAGATGGTATGATCGCAGCTACCTATGCCTTACTTGGAAAGATAGCCTATCAGGTGCCGGACGAAGCCGTAGCGGATAAGATCATGACGGTCAGCATTCTTCCTCGGTACACAAACATTGGCCTGAGTAAAGAGTTCCTTGATACTGACGGCACGATCATCTATGCCAAGTTGGTAAATTATCTGGCTGAGGATTTTTGCCGGAACGGGCAAATTGTATGTGATTTGGTGACTAATGGCAGTCACTACAATCTCATTCTCTCCGATAGGCTCTCGCACTTGGAATACCTCATGAAGCATTTACCAAAAGAACTGAGAGATAAGTCAGTCATGATAGATGGAAGGATGACTTCCAAGAGGGTAAAGCCCAGCGAGAAAAAGCCATTGAGGATATGAGGGCCGGTAAAAAACACTTCCTCTTTGCTACCTATGCCTTGGCAAAAGAAGGGCTGGACATTCCCCGGCTTGACCGCCTCTATTTAGTGACTCCCCAAAAGGATTATGCCGTGATCGCCCAGAGTGTGGGCCGGGTTGCTCGTACCTTTGAAGGAAAGGTGACACCTGTTGTCTATGATTATGTGGACAATGGCATTCAGTACCTTGTCCGCAGCTTCAAGAAACGGTGTACCACTTACCGCAAACTCGGTTGTCATTGGATAGAGGGGGCGGTAATGTGAAAGTGCTTGTGGCCTGTGAAGAAAGTCAAGCAGTATGTATTGCTTTTCGGAAGTTAGGACACGAAGCCTACTCATGTGATACCCAAGAATGTTCCGGTGGACACCCAGAATGGCATATTCAGGCCGATGTGCTTCCTCTTATAAACGGCAACAAGCCCTTTGTCACGATGGACGGTGATCTTCACGCAATTATTGGTACATGGGATTTACTGATTGCTTTTCCTCCGTGTACCTATCTCACCAATGCTGGTTCTGTGCGATTACGGGTGAAAGGTAAGATCAACGAAGAGCGAATGGCAAAAGCCATTGAAGCGAAAGCCTTTTTCATGCGGTTCCTTGAAGCGGATTGCCAGAAAATTTGTGTTGAAAATCCGACACCCGGAAGAATTCACCAATTACCGGAATACACCCAAGCGATACAGCCATGGTGGTTCGGTCATCCTTATACGAAGAGAACTTGCCTTTGGCTTAAAAACCTCCCCCCCCCTTACCCCTACCGATATTATTCGAGAGGGAGTTACCCCGTATGTGAATGGAGGTTGTAAAGACGCTCATGGGAATTATAGGAAATTTCAAGGGAGGAAAGAGCGTGACCCCAAAATTCGTTCAAAAACATTTCCCGGTATCGCAAAAGCAATGGCCGAACAATGGGGAGGTGATGTGAAAAATGATTGATGACCGCTATATCTTTGACTGCGAGGTTTTCGCTTTCGATTGGCTCTTTGTCTTTAAGCACAAGGCCACCGGAGAATATACCATCATTCACAATGACAATGAGGCCATGAAGCAATTCATGGAGCAAGAACCTCTTTTGGGCGGGTTCAATAACAAACATTATGACCAGTTCATTTTGAAAGCCGTCCTCTGTGATTATACCCCGGAACAGGTCAAAGCAGTCAACGATTTTATCATCGTGCAGGGACATGAGGGGTGGGAACACCCTGATCTGCGTGAGAGCCGGGTCTATTTTGACCAATATGATCTCATGGATGACTGCCAGATGGGTCTATCCCTGAAAGCCATTGAAGCGCACTTGGGGATGGATATTCGAGAAACAACGGTAAGTTTTAACATCAACCGGCCTCTCACTCAGCAGGAACTTGATGAGGTCATTTTTTACTGCAAGCACGATGTAGACGCAACTGACCAGTTGGACGATCTGCGGCAGGGTTATCTTTCCAGCAAACTTACTCTGGGGAAAGAAAAAGGAATTTACCCAGCAAAGGCCCTCTATATGACCAATGCCAAGTTGACCGCAGCTTACCTTGACGCAGAACCGAAGCCCCACTATGACGAGCGTGAGTACCAGTACCCACCGGCTCTGTTGAAGCAGTATATCCCGCAAAAGGTGTTTGACTTCTTTGACCGGCTGAAAGACATGAGCATTCCCAATGAGGTAGTGTTCAAGGAAAAGTTGGAGATCACCGTGGGAGATTGCCCTTGCACGATTGCCTACGGAGGTATTCACGGCGCAATTCCCTGTTACCGGGAAGAAGCCACGGAAACTCGCTCCATTCGGAATAAAGATGTTGCCAGTTACTACCCTCACCAGATGATCTTGAATGGGCATTGTAGCCGGAACATTCCCTCTCCCGATGTGTATGCCGCCACCATTGAGCGGCGTGTCAAGGCGAAGAAGTCAGGGGATAAGGCTACGGCAAACACTCTGAAACTGGTTCTGAACACCACCTACGGGGCTATGCTCAATCAGTACAATGACCTCTATGACCCTCTCATGGGCCGGTCAGTATGTATCTCAGGCCAGTTGCAGCTACTTGAAATGGCCGTCCATCTCACTCAGGAATGCCCCACGCTGAAAATCATCCAGCTTAACACTGATGGTATCATGGTTAGCCTGGATGACTCCGATGTTACCCGGTATCAAGAAATCACTCAGGAATGGGAACAGCGTACCGGGTTCGAGTTGGAAGAAGACCTGATAAAGATGATCTGCCAGAAAGATGTGAACAATTATGTAGAGGTTCCCTTCGAGGGGGAGCCGAAAATCAAAGGCGGGGTTCTTGTTCGGGGCATTGCACCAGCAGGAGCGTTCAACATCAACAACAATGCTTGTGTGGTAGCCAGGGCCGTCAAGGATTATCTGGCCTACGGTGTACCGGTAGAGAAGACCATTATGGAGTGTGATCGGCTCTTGGATTTCCAGTTGGTAGCCAAGGCCGGAAGTAAGTATGGTGACGCTCTTCATGAAGTTGACGGAGAATTGAATGTTGTGCAGAAGGTCAACCGTGTGTATGCTACCGAAGATCACCGGTTCGGGACGCTCTACAAAATGCACCTCACCACCGGCACTCCGGTCAAGATCGCCGGTCTTCCTTCAAGGTGTGTAGTGGACAATGATAATCATCTAAGCATTGATGTAGTTGACCGTGATTGGTATATCCGGCTGGCAAAGCGATATGTCCGTGATTTTCTCGGGCAGAAGCCTCCTAAGAGGAATACCCGGAAGGTGAACAAGGTGAAAAAAACCCTGTTATCCTTATTGGAGGGATAGGGTATGCAAAGAGAACCTAACACCGAGTATGTTCTTTCACTCTCCTATGGTAAGGACAGTTTGGCTTGTTTGGGAGCCATTGAAGAGCTTGGTTGGCCGCTTGACCGAATTACCCATGCTGAGGTTTGGGCTACCGATGATATTCCGGCTGATCTGCCTCCAATGGTTCAATTCAAAGCAAAAGCCGATGAAATCATTCGAGAGCGGTATGGGATTGAGGTAGAACATCAATGTGCCGTTCGGAACGGTGAAAAATTGACTTATGAGAAACTGTTTTACCATATCCCGGTAAGGAAGAAAAAGACCTTAGATCGTTTCGGTGAAGGGGGGGGGTATCTCCGATTGCCGGGTTCCCACCCCGCCTCGCTCCATGGTGCAACAGCAGACTCAAACTCCGAAATCTGCAACGGGTTCCCGTTCACGGTCAGCGCATGGTGCAAGAAACTCAAAGACGGGTCTTATCCTCGGGTTCCCGATCATCAAAGGCCCGTGGTGTACCAGCGACCTCAAACGCCGGGTTTTCACGCAGCTCCCTTGCACAAGGAGCCGGAACAAATATTGTGCAGTACCTTGGCATAGCTGCTGACGAGCCTGAGCGCATACAGAGGCATGATAAGCCGGGGTTCAAAATGCCCTTAGTGGAAATTGGATGGACAGAGGCCGATTGCCGGAAGTGGTGTGAAGAGCGAGGACTACTATCTCCGATTTATACCACGGCAACACGGGGGGGGTGTTGGTTTTGTCACAATCAAGGGATAGACCAGCTGAGAATTCTCAGAAAAGAGTACCCCGACCTGTGGAAACTTCTCATGAAGTGGGATAGGGACTCCCCTGTTTCCTTTCACGCAGACGGTCATACGGTTCATGACTTCGATCTCAGGTTTCAAGCAGAAGACCTTGATCTCGTACCGAAAGATCGGAAGTTCCGATGGAAGATGTTGACCGGTGACACAATAGTTGCCGTCACAAAAAGAAATCTTTTGAAATTATTGGAGGGTTCAATATGAAGAAAAATCCCGGAAGAGCGGAGCGCAGACGGCTTTTCTTTAGCCGCCGCAGGGCCGCAGGAAAGCAGAGAGCCAAGATGAACGAATATATCAGCTCTCACAAATTTTTGAAGAAGTTTCAGGAGGTATAAGAGATGGCTACCAAAACACCCGCTCCCGCTGTTGATTACAGCACCATGAATGCTCTTGCAAAGTTGCAGCTGGCCCGGTTGAAGTTCCTGCAAGCCGGGGTGAAGAAAACCGGCAAGAACATTCACTTGGAGTTCATGTACTTCGAGTTGCAAGACATTGTTCCCACCGCAGAGTCCATCTTTGCCGAGGTTGGTCTTCTGATGGTTCCCACCGTTGGCAAGGACTACGCTACCGCCAAGGTCTATAACTGTGATGACCGTGAGGAAGAGCCGGTGGTCTTCGAGGTTCCGTTCACCCAGATTGCCCCTATCATCTCGAATACCGGCAAGGTAGTTACGAATGAAATGCAAGCCCTTGGGAGTTCTATCACCTACATTCGCCGGTATCTCTGGCAGTTGGTACTTGACATTATCGAGGCCGACAGCATTGACAATATCTCTGGTGGGGATGATGGTCAGGACGCTCCTACTCCCACTCCCAAGAAGACCCGGAAAGCCCCTGTCACGCAGGAACAGCGGCAGGAGATTAAGTCTGAACTGACTTCCGCTCCTGAGAATGCCGCCAGTGAGGAACAGATTACCAATCTGAAAACCTCCCTGAAAAAGCTCATGGAGCTTGACCCCGATCAGGAGTCCTTTGTTCAGAGTGTGGCCGTGAAGACCGAGGGCTTTACCAAAATTACCGCTGATGTATGTGACCAGCTGATTGCCGGAGTTTCGGATATGCTGACGGCGTATGAAACACAGGAGGGTTAATCATGGAATGGATTGACAACAGAATTCAGATTGTGCCGCCCAAGCGTCCTAAGAAGCTGACAGCAACCCGGTTTGCTACCGTTCTGGGGCTGAACCCGTGGTCTACTCCCTTTGAGGTGTGGTGCGAGATCACTCGTACCTACCAGAAGACTTTTGAAGACACCATTTACACCAGAGCCGGTAAGGTTATAGAGCCGAAACAGGCAGAGTATATGAAGAACACCTACTTCATGAGCAATCTGGTGACTCCGACTGACCGGTTCGGGGAGGATTACTTCAAAAGAACCTTCGGTGACTTCTTCCCCGATGTGGCTGTCTTCGGTGGTATGTGGGACTACCTTCTCTGCGACAAGACCGGTAAGCCCATGGCTGTCCTTGAAATGAAGACTTCCAAGCGGGTAGAGGATTGGGCTGAGGACATTCCCGAGTATTATGCCTTGCAAGCTGCGCTTTATGCTCACCTTCTGGGAGTGGACAGCGTTATCATGGTAGCCTCTTTCCTTGACCCCTCTGACTATGAGGCCCCTGAGAATTTTGTGTGTAGCTCCGCAAACACCATTACCCGGCCCTTTAAGGTGTCTGAGCGTTACCCGGATTTCGAGAAGCGGTATGTGAAACCGGCTCTGAAATGGTGGAAAGACCATGTGGAAACCGGCCTCTCTCCTGCCTATGACGAGAAGCAGGACGCAGAAATCTTGAAGGTTCTCCGTACCAATAACCTGTCCCCTGAAACCGATTTGGCCGATCTGGTGTCCGAGGCGGAAACCCTGAAAGCCAAATTGGACGCTCATGCCGCAGAAGTGGCGGAAGACGAGAAGCGGTACAAGACCCTGACCGACATGATTAAAAAATCCGCTATGGCTCAGTTCCGGGATGGAGATAAGAAGGTGTCTATTACCGGTAAGGCTTACACTTGGGAGGTCAGCCGTACTTCTACCTCCAAGATCAACAAGGACGCTATGAAAGCGGACGGAGTGTTGGAGAAGTACACCACCATAGAAGACACCTATCGGATTACTCCGAAAATGATTAAGGAGGACTGAACAATGTATATTGACCCCTTTGTAGCCGGTGTTATGGCTACCGTCATGGTAGAGTTGATGGCAAGCATTGTCTACGCTATCTGGGTAGGCAGGAAGAAGTAAGAGGTGTGCTATGAAATTTGAGAAATTTGTGAAGTCCCTTGCTTCCAGCGGTGTCATTTACAATCAGCAGATCGGTGATCTCCCTATCAATGACCGCTGGCTGGCCTCCCCGTCCGTGTTCATGAAAATTCCTGTTACGGTGAAAAGTGTGACAGCTGCGGCCATTCAGGAAATGCCGAAAGCAATCTCCAAGATGATTGACCAGATCGGCCATACCGAATATGCAGAACTGGCAGAAGCCATTATGCCATATCCCGATGGTGGTATCAAGGATTGCATTCGGGTCTTCAAGACCAAGGACGGCACTATCTCTATCAAGATCAGCAATGATGATTGGTCTTTGATTGAAAAGTCCGACCTATGTGAAATCCTGTATGCCTATGACCTTGACACAAATTCGACCGTGGCTAAGGCTCTGTTGGTCAAACAATATCCCGAGTTACCGGATGATGAAGACGAACTTGTAGGTATCATCTTCCCGGTAAACCTTGAAGTTTAAGGAGGACACCTACTATGGCGAAAATTGGACTGAGTGAGGGATTTACCCTCATTCCCGAAGGGACTCATGTGTTCAAAATCACAGCGGTCAACTACAAGGAAGCCTTTGGCAAGTTGGAGATCACCATGCAGACTCAGAGCGGAGCCAAGCACATTGAACGCTTCTCCCTGCTGAAAACCGATGGCTCTCCCAATGAAGGTGCCCTGAACGCTTTCAGTTACTTTGCCAAGACCGCTCTCAATGATTTCTCCCTGACTGAAATCGACCATGAAGACCTCGTGGGGTGCTTCATTGAGTGTGATGTGGAGCATGATGTTCAGCCGAACAAGAACAAGCCGGATAAGACCGTCACATTCGCTCGGCTGGCCGATAAACGGCCCTCTGAGGGCTGGGATGAAGGAGAAGCCCCCTCACCCGCACCGGCCTCTAAACCCGCTCCTGCGGCCTCCCAGACGGCAAAGAAGCCCTCTTTTGACCTGAATGCCCTGTTAGGGTGAAACCGGACGAGGGAGAGCGGTTATCTACCCTCTCCCTCTCCAATGGTTTGTTGAAAAACTTGTGGAAAGTGAGGATAAGATACTTTGACCACGACAAAGACAAAGGTGCAAATGCACCGGGAGATTTGCGAAGAAATCAATGATCTCTATGCCCGGAAAAATCACGATTACGGGGACAGTTTTCACCAGACCTTTGTTGAAGAGGGTATGGCTATGGCCCGTATTCGGCTGGGAGATAAGTTCAACCGGTTCAAGACTCTTTCCCGTTCCGGGGAACAGAAGGTTGATGACGAGTCTATCAGGGACACATTGATTGATCTTGCCAATTACGCAATCATGACTGTGCTGGAAATGGAGGTTGCAGGAAATGAAACAGATTAAGACCGTGCGACACCGTTTGGACAACACTTGTCAGTTTGACGATGAAGTAAATAATCTTCTGCGTGAAGGTTGGCTTTTGAAGAAAAGAACCGTTTTGCGCCCCTTTTTGCCAGGGCAGTTCAATGTTTGTACACATCATGCTATATGCCGAACTGGAGAAGGAGGTTGCCGATGATGACGCTTAATGATTACCAAAAAGCCGCAGACCGTACTTCCGGCGATCTCTGTCCTTGGGACAAAATTCGGAACGGCTGTTACGGCTTAAACGGTGAAGCCGGAGAGTGCATTGACATTCTGAAAAAGGTTGAGTTTCAGGGACACACCTTTGACCCGAACCGGCTGATTGACGAGTTGGGAGATGTGCTGTGGTATGTGGCACAGACCGCTACCGGCCTGGGCGTGCCCCTTGCAGATGTAGCCCAGCACAATATTGACAAGCTGCGGGGTCGTTATCCCGATGGCTTTGACCCTGAAAGAAGTGTTCACCGGCCCGAGTATGAGGAAGGAGTCTGTCATGACTGAAAATGAAAGACTCAATGTCCTTTTGGATTTCATGAAACTCCCTGACGGAAGCCCTTTGGTTACGGTCAACATGATTGACTGGCTTACGAAAAACGGCTTTTTCTACGCCCCTGCCTCCACCAAGTATCACGGGAATTATGAAGGTGGTCTTTTCAATCACTCCCTCTCTGTGGCAAAACACTTAGTTGGCCTGACCAAAAGTTGTCAGTTGAAATGGAAGGATTGCCGCTCTCCCTATCTCGTGGGAATGTTCCACGATCTCTGCAAAATTGACCAGTACAGACCAGAGCGGCAAGGTGTCACTCTGGACGGCACAATTATCGAAGACCCGCTCCGCTGGGAATATAACCCGGACACTCTTCTGAAAGGGCATGGAGATAAGTCGGTTATGCTTCTCTCTCAGTTCTATGCTCTGACTGAGGAAGAGATCATGTGTATCAGGTATCACATGGGAGCCTTTTGCCCGAAAGAGGAATGGAACGATTACACCAGAGCGGTAAGAGCCTATCCGAATGTCCTTTGGACACATCAAGCGGATATGCTGGCAAGTCATGTGGAAGGAGTCTGACCATGAAGATTATTGAACCCAGCGTGGAGCTTGTCAATGCTCCCTCTTATCCGAACATTCTCTCTCTGATTGAACAGGCTGGGCGCACTTGCTACAAATCTGAGAGCAAGATCACCGAGGACAGTGCAGAGAAGTTTGTCAGGAACATTTTGAAGCGAGGCCATGAGGCCGTCATTGAACACGGTGTTGTGACCGTCCGGTTTATCTGTGATCGGGGAGTGAGTCATGAGATCGTCCGCCACCGGCTGGCCTCCTATTGTCAGGAGTCTACCCGGTACTGCAATTACAGTAAAGAGCAGTTCGGTACGGAGATCACCGTTATCTCTCCGGCGTGGACTTCTCCTGGGTATTACCCCTATACCGTGTGGAAAAAGGCTTGTTCGGAGGCTGAGGAAAATTACTTTACCCTCTTGGACATTGATTGTTCTCCGCAGGAGGCCCGGTCTGTGTTACCGAACAGTCTGAAAACCGAAGTAGTCATGACGGCCAATCTCCGGGAATGGCGGCACTTCATCAAACTC